TTCGGACATGAAGTTACATTCCGTGATTCACTAAACGGGAATGAGAAACAATCATGGGCGCCAGTGAGGGAGTGTATTGTGGAACCGGCCAGTATAGAGTTTGAAACCAACCTTGCACACACCTGGGAGCCACACGAATCTAGCAGACGCGAAGGTAGGTCTCACGTGTTACCACAGTTGCGAACAGTGTTAGACGGCCAGATCTTGAATATAAGTATCAGCAAGCCAAACGTTAGTCTGATGAAGTGGCAGTCCAGAGTAGTGAAGATTCGACCGGTCGTTCGTCTTACTAGGGTTAAGAAACCTGTTGAATTTAAGATAAACACGAGTCTAACTCCTAGACCTGCGATATTTGCGGCACGGAGAGTGCACAACGTACCCGGCCAGCATTTTCGCATGGACGCAGCGGAGCTACCCCCGCGATTGCCGGAAGGCCCAGTGGTCCAAGCGCATCCGCCGGCAGACCCGGGTGGCGGCGGGGTGGCTGCGGCATTAGTTTTACCGCCCCAACAGGCGGCACAACAGGCTGGTCCTGCAGGTGTGGAATGAAAAATAAGCCGGCGACGGAAGCCGGCAAATGTATGAACTGTGAGACCGAGGATAGCCAAGCACCTAATACTATACCAATTTCAAATACATATAAAGTTTCTGTTGACCCTGGAGTGCTAGATAGAAAAAGTTTTCCCATTCTGGTAATGGGAGAGTCTAGTGACGAGGAAGGGGTAGAGGTTTCTGCGCAGGAGAACGCGGAAAAGTTAGCTGTGCTAAGGAATAATTTTATGTATTATAAGGAAAAACTTGCCAGGAGCAAACGTTTTGAGCAAGAATTTCTCAAGCAAAAGTCATTCATTAAAGAGGGTGTGAGTCTAGATAACGGGTTAAAGACAAAAGGACATTTAGCGACTGGAAGATTTGTAATTAGTAAAAAATGTAGTACAAGGAACACTGTAGCTAGTAATGTATGTATCGTAGAACAAAAATTACGCAACGCTGAGAGCGGATTACATCGTTTTGGAGCACCAGGCGTGTTGGATAACGACGAAGTAGAGGGAGTGTATGTAACTATAAACGAATGTAGCTATAGTTCTGACGAGATTAATGAACATGACGAGAAGGTGAGACGAGAAGAACGGAAGACAATACCGAAATCAATAATGCGTCGGTTTTCAAGTTACCCGGTACCCGCAGCGCTACGAGTGAATGGCTTGGGAAAATATGAGGCGTGTGTGTTTTCTAACGCTGAGTATCTGGTCATAGACAGGCTGGAAGGTGAGTTTGACGAAATGGAAACGTGGTATAATTATTATAACACGGGAGTACAAGCCAAACTCATCCCCGTGTCGGGGGCAACATACGTTTATTACAAGGTGGACCAAATATTAGCGCCGGTAACGAAGCAGATTTTAGCCGCATTATCTAGGCATTTCATCGAGGACTATACTGGTTATTACAATGACTGGTGTACAGATGACAATGTCTTCCTACAGTTTGGTAGACGTGCAGGAGAAGTCGCTCCTCCCGGAGAAGTGACTGATATTGAACTGAGAGGCTTGCCTAGGGCAGACATTTCATCTCTCCATCATACGCACTTTACAGCTGAAGAAGTCTGGAGCGTATTGACGGACGAAGAAAAGAACAGAGCAAGGAAAGCTTGGTCACTCAAGAAGATATCTACGACTACCATGATGGGGGGTAT